GGGCATACCCTATCGATGTGCCCCCACCCCCCCAACTAACACTTACTTACATCTTCTCAACCTCTCCCAAATTCCTCTCAATTTAAAATGCGAATTGCGGTTATTGGACAGACAACAACTCAACCCATTCCCCCTCCTAACTTCAGTACCTCGCCTGAAGGGATTGCGTTTTTGTTGGCTGGCATTGGAGTGGGTGGGAAATTTTTGGTGGACGCGGTTCAGAAAGTCTTCGACCTCTGGAATAAGAAGGAAGATTCAGAATCCGCACTAACTAGAGATTTGGTTAATAACTTACTGGAGTCTCAGCGATCGCTAATCCAACTTTTTCAAGGGGGCATGGAACGGATCGTGGCTGAGCAACAGAAACAGACTCAGTTAATGCAGCAAGACTTTCAGCAAGGCAAAACAGCACAAGCGATTCAATACGCTGAGACTCGCCAAGCATTGACTTCAATGGCTGCTGACCTGGCCTCTATCCGTGAAGATGTCGCCGCTTCCCGACGTGAAACGATGGCATTTCACAGGCGTTTCGATTCTGCGGGGGTGGGGTATGTGGGCACATCGGAGCAAGGCTGATTCACCCGGATCGTGGGTTTATCGTGAACTTGCTGCAATACTGCTGAATACTAGAACGCTTCACAGCTTTCAGAGCATCCATAAACCTGTAAATCAAGCTCATATTGCTCGTAAGCTACGGTGTTCAGCTTGTCGTCTGAAGTCTTGACGAATCCTGGCTTTTGGGCGATAGCAAAAATATCGCTAACCGTCTTATACTGCCTAAAAAACCTGGCTGGCAATGGTCTGGTTGGCTGTGTTTCAGGCCGGAAGTTTTCATATAGTTGCTCCCAGCGCCGGAAATTATCAAACCATTCAGGGTGCTCGACTGCTATCGTCGCAAGCTTGCGATCGCTCTTCTTCCAACACGTTTTACAGTTGCCTTCGTATCCCTTGAGATTCAGGCGAAAAGGCATTTCAGCCCAAAATCTGTTGATATCGGCCTTTTGAATTTTCCAGTCAATCAGGGGATAAATAATTTTGGGATCAGTGCCAATCCGATCCCATTCGTCGTATCGGATTCCAATAGCGATTTGGTAGCATCCCAAATCACGCTGCGCTGACGAAAGTGCCTGGGATTTTAATTCCCTTGTACAGTATGGATGCTGAATGTCAGGGATACCGTATTTTTGGATCATCGCCTCAAACGGTTCACCGTTGCGGCTGGCCGTTTTGAAATCGACAACTTTATGCTGAGTTCCCTTGCCGTTAATTGGATCAATAACAGCCTCAATCCAGGTAACGTGAAACCCAAAATATTTTGAGCATTTATCAACAAAGATCAGGCTTTCTTCCTGCTCCTCCCCAGTGTTCGCAAAAAACACGTGCATTTCATAGTCATCTGACCATTCTGAGATTAGTCGCTGAGTCAGATATGCGGATGTTTCGCCGCCTGAGAAGCTGATCGCGAGTCGCTGTTTTTTCATTGGCTACACTTAATCAAAACTAAAGTGGCGTTTCCTAACCGTTCATTACTAATCAGGACGGGTCGGAGTGTGGTAAACGACCAACTTCAATCCGTCCTTGGTGCGGCGGCGGCGTTTATTTATGATGTTAGGCAAAGACTCGAACGCTGGACTAGAGATCGCTGACTATTTGAATGTAATTTTCATAGCAGACTCAACTGTATTGGCTTGAACTGAACTCGATCTCTAGGCACGATCATTTCTCCCCACCCATCCCCTTTGGGATACAGCACTCGAATTAAGTGCCTCCCGCTGATCCACCCTGGCAAAGATGGCCGCAAACGCTCATCTACCGCAACGCATTCTACCCCGTCTAGAATGCCCTTCATTGGGGGATTGATGGGAACGTAGCCACTAAGCTTAGAACAGGGTAAGCTGCCCTGGTTTTGCTTGGGATTTTGCACGTTTTTTAGCCGCCTTCATCGGTGAATCGTACCTGAGATGGCAACCTGAGCATAGGGCTTTTAGGTTGTCAGGGTCGCAATTGGCTGGGTTGTGGTCAAGGTGCGCGACGGTAAGCGTGAACCGTTGGGGGCGATCTATGCTTATCCACTCTCCCGTCTCGTCATGGGCTACATCATCCCATGTCTGTAAAAACCATTTTGGGCATTCACCTTTTAGCAGTCTTGCGCTGAAATCTTTCCATACCTCTTTTGGTCGTCGGCATGGCCGTAGGCAGGTTTGACAACGCCAATCAGCCGCCTCTTTCACCGCTTTGGCGATCGCCTCCCAGTTTTTTGGGTATAGGTGGCGTTGCATCGGCATTTCGTCTTGACTCCTCCACAATCTCGTCGTAGGCTTGGGCGATCGCGGCCAAGCGTTGATACAGGTTGTTATAGATTCCGATTAGAGCGTTCCCTGCTGGCTGGGGAAGATAGTCGTGGCTGTTCGTTAGCAGGTTCATTGCTGCCCTGACTTTATCGGCCTTAATCCGTGCCACGATGGGCGGATCGGTTGGGTTCACTGGATTGACGGGCTTGGTTGAGATTGTCATACTGGCTTCAGTGAATAGGACTACTAGGCGGCGACCTGTGAGGATGTCGCCGTTTTTTTATTTGGCGTTGAATCCAGGGCATTCCGCCGCCGTACTCACAGGGGTACTCCGCTCCTCCCAGAACGCTGCAACTTCCTGGCGTTGGTAGACATTGCACAGTTCGTCACCGCTGGCGTTTGGCTCTGTCGCCCAGTTCTCGCAATGATGGCAAGTTTTCACAGCTTTCGATGCCAGTGCCGTTTGAGCGTTGAACCGCTGGCCTTTGTGCCTCTGCTCCAGCTTGATTACATTGAACTCCATCACTTCCTGCGGGGTCACGTTTAGCACATGGCAGAGTTTAGCCCATTCCTCCACCGCCATTGGTAGTGCGCTGTAGTCCCCGTGGCAGGTGTACTCAACGGATCTCGATGCCACACGCATGGCGGTTCCAGTCCGCCCGTGAATGGTACTGCTATTTGGCTTCATGGCTGCTTTCACCTGGTTTGTCAGGTCTTCCAGGTGTTCATCTGACTCGCATTTTTTTATCTCGATTAGTAGGTTCGCGATCGCATACCAGATCCAATCCCCCAACTCAGACACATACTCAACCCTGTGAACTTTCTGGCTGTGAAACATTGATTTTTTGATCAGGTCAACAATTTCACCCGCCTCTCCTATCAATCCCAACTTGAAATTTAGTGCCAATTCTTCATCACTGAATTGTTCAGACTGACTGAATCGCTCAACATGGGCAAAAAACTGATCAACGTTCATAGAGCCTCCAATTTTCTAGCTAAGTTTCGTAATATCTCGTCTGGCAGGTATTGAATTTTATTCCATGGCAAAGGCTAACCTGCGTGGCCCTGCGCTGATGAGGCGGTCTGACGATTCCACGGCAATAACCGTTTTGCTTGCTCCCTGGCTGCTATATCCTCCTCCGTTAGGCTGGGAAGTGTTGGCGGAATGAAGCCGGGAATTGGGGTTAGTGCTGGGGCGGGGTTTGTCGTTGAGCATTGAGAGCGGTTGAATTCTATCCATAAATCATTTACTTGCACGTAGGCTTTCGTCCCTACTTCTGCAAAGTTAGCTTTTCTCAGTACGGCCTGTGCAATGCGCTCATGCTCATAGTGATTTCGCAGATAGTTTAACCATTTGACATCGCTTTGCAACTGCTTCCACGGGTGGGACGGAGAGCATAGAGCGTCGGACGCTGAAACGGTGGGCGTAGATGCTTCTGTTGGCAGGACTGAGATTTCTTCCGTAAGCACAAGCTGAGTCACATCATTTTGTACGGATTCTAGATCGGCCAGTGGGGGGGTGGGGTCTTTATCCCCCCGTCTTAGATATTGATTCCGTTTTTTGATCGGAATAAGTCTTTTATATGGAGTGGGTTTTTCCACTTCCGGTTTTTCCACTTCCGGTTTTTCCACTTCCGGCTCTACCGTGAATGGATTTCCCACTTCTGGTGGAAACTGGGTCAATCCCTCATTCTCGCTTGCTTTTACCGTGAATGGATTTCCCACTTCTGGTAACTCTGCCACAACCCATTCATGTCCTGACCATTGTCCGTTTTCGCCTCTTACTTTTACCTGCCAAGCATATCCAGAGGCTTGCAGTTCTCGCATTCCGGCTTTTACTGAGTCCAGTCCGTCACGGTCTGAGTTGGCGGCAAGACTTTTTAAGCTGATTTTCGCTGTTGGTGGCAGTGACAGAATGTAATGGTGAATGCCCCTGGCCTTGAAACTTAGACCGCGATCGCGTACTGCCTTGTTATCGATGACAGTGAATCGCTCCTTGTGGCTGGATCTCCTGATGTATGTTTCCATGCTTACGGAATGACGTAGGAAGGATGATCGCTACAACCCCCAATCTGTAAGAGGCTAATTGCGGTATACGCAAAAACGGCATTTGCAGAGTGGGAGAAGTAGCGATCGCTGACTTAATTGGACTAAGAATCTGTTTCGTAGCTTCCTGGCGTTTGACCTGTTTTCAGGCTTCCACTCAGGGTCTTACTGATGCCGTTTAACCTTTTTTGCAACTTGCTGGGTTGCTCAAAGTATCCTGTCAGTAGGAGGTGTAGCGTTTCCGCTAGTTCCTTTGCTGCTTGCGCTTGCCATCCCTTGCTATCCATGGATCTCCGTCGTTGCTGGGGAGGTCGGGATTGGGAATCCCATTACTACAGTGCCAAACATCACAGCCCACACCAACACGGTGCATAGTTCAATTGCAAGTTGCAGTTTTGAGCCGCTTCCTTGGGTTCCTTTGTCCATCGTCCCAAATTAAAAACAGTTTGCGCTTTAGGAGTTGCTTTAACAGCGTTAGGCTGCGTTCGGCCTCCGGGCGTTTCTCGTATTCCGCCTTGATCGTCTTCAACACTGCTCCATCGGCTTCATAGGCGATTTTCCACATGGTCTATAGTCTTTAGTTGCTTGGGTTTACTTGTTTAATTGGTGGGGTTCTGCGCCCTTGCTCTAGGCTCTTTTAGTGACAGGACAGCCGTTAATAACGACCGGGGTTAGTTGCGGAATGGTAGCCAGTCCTGGGGCGTTTTTTCCATTCAACCCAATTGCCCTTGATGCAGGAATGCGATCGCCCGATGCAGGCGATCGCTGGGAGATCCATCAATCATATCCATTGCATCTAAGTAGACATCATAAACATAGTCTGCTAATTTGTAAATATGTATTTACTAAGTAGGTACAACAATATAGGATCGAAATTGAGATCCTTGTACGCAGGTGCCAGTATGCCTAGAGTTAATAATTCAGAATCTGTTAAAAAAATCTATATCTCGTTTGCCGTTGCAAGTCCTCAGAGGTTGCAAGCTAGGGCGATCGCCGAACACGATGGCCTTAATCTCAATGAGTTGGATCGTATGGCGTGGTTCCTTGGTCTTTCACGGCTCTGTGAGGGTGCAAACAAACGCTTGGTGGCCTTGGGGCTGTTTAAGAAGCAAGGTATTGACCTTGATGATTTACCTCAATCAATTTCTGACGATATCCCCGTTGAGTCCGTGGATGTTGAGCCTAAGACCGTAGTTCGTTTTCCGGTGCCTGAGAAGCTGGATAGACACGCTGCGGCTCTATCGGTTGCAGATGGGACTGTCAGGGCTGAGCTAGACCGTATGGCATGGGCTATCGGCCTCTCCCTGTACGCTGAGTTAATGAATAAGCGTCTGGTCAATCAGTCTTTGCTGAGTAGGTTGCAGAATGACACGGTTGAAGATTGACGATGCTAACTGTGCAGCGATCGCCGCGATCGCTGCTGAACTTGGCCTTAGCCAGACTAAGGCTCTCAATGTTTTGCTTTCGGATCTAGCTGGGGACTATTTGGATCACATTAGAAGCCGTCCCCGGCCTCGATTGGTTCCTAATGCGATCCAAACTGGATCCAAAGTGGATCCAACTAGGCTCTCGGTTGAGCCTACAACTGGATCCAATGTGGTTCCGATTCATGCCCATCCTGCGCCTGATCGTGATCCGTTATTGGATCGTCTTGGTTCTTTATTGGAGCAATGGTGATGAAGTTAGTTGCTAGTGGTCGTATTGCTGATGGGCAGATTTTTACTGAGCCTGTGACTGATCCGGTTACAGGTCAAATCTCTTTCTCCCCTGATGAGTGCCTGGTTCAGACTGTTACCCGTAAGTCAGTTTTGGCCAAGAAGGCACTCAAGTATCCTGCTTGGGCTTGGCTGCTGGAGATGATTCGGTTTGATCAAGAGCTTGGCTATCTTCAGGGTGTGGGTGGTAACGAAGTGGTTCAGTTCGATATTCCTGAGTTCTGTGTTCGCTGGGGGATGGTGAATGGAGTTGGTGAGCCTGAATTTAAATCAATTCAGGATGTGAAAGTAGCCTTGGCCGCGCTTCAGAAAAAAATGATGGTTAGATCATCCAACGTTGTTCAGTTGGAGCTTAAGCCATGGGATTAGACTGCTCCCATTCCACGGCCTACCCTAGCCTCAACCATCGGACTGGCTCTTACTGTCCAGAATGCGATCGCGGCGTTTATCCCTCCTCACGCCTGCCCGTGTTCCGGGCTGGTGATTTTGTCGCCGTTAGTGGGGATTCTCAGACATGGCGGGTTGTTGATGATTCGCATCCCGCTAATTACGTTCTACAGTCTGGGTCTGATCCTGGCAAAACTCGGCGGTGCGCTGAGAAGTTTCTTATAGCCGCACAGATATTAGAATCCCAGCCTGAAACTGTTGATATTCCGATGCTTACGGAAGATATTTACGCACTACTCCCCATGGAGGGGGATTCTTCGCTACTTTCTTCCGTAAGCACTCTAATATCTTCCGTAAACGCAGAGGAATCTTCCGTAAGCGCATTTGGGCATGACCTTAAAGTCATCCCTTCTCATGGCAAGCGATATTTTAGATATGTCGCCTGGGAGGGTCATAAGGTAGTGCGATCGCTCCATATCCCTGGCGGCAATACTCACAACGGGGTGGCGAGGGAGAGAGCCTATAGGGTCAGACAGGCCATACGCGCTGGGAAGGGTCTGCAAGAAATTGAGGCGATGATAGTTAGTTGGCGCACAAGTCGAGCCAAGAGGCGTTAGCTCTCCCTGGCTTAGGGCATACCCTATCGATGTGCCCCCACCCCCCCAAACCACACTACCAACCATCACTCTCAGCCCCTGCCAAATTCGGGCGGAATTAAAAGGGTGTTGGGTTAGGCGTAGAACGTAGAGTTAATAAATCTCTCGGTTTGTAGTGGATGCTGCTGAACACGTTGAACGCAGTTCAACGGAAAAATTTTTTTGAAAAAATGACCCCTTGCACGGTTTCGTGTAAGGGGTTGGGGCGGGGCATAACTCCCGCTGGTGTGGTTATGTTTTTTACTTTATCCGGGGCGATCGCGTGCGGGTTAGTCGGCGATATCAGCCATTAGAATTTTGTCGTGTTTTGCCTTGTCCAGTCCATGCTGTGCATAGATGGACGGATTCGGCTGGTTCTTTGTTGGCATTACAAGACTATCCCCGTGGAGTGTGATCTTGTACCCATTGCCATTCTCAAACTGCCAATACCCCGTCATCTTGAGCGGCGTTCCTGCATCCAATGGTGCCAACTGCCATTCTCTGACGCGATAGAAGCATGATCCTACTGAGTGTTTCGCCACAAAGTCCTTTAATTCCATGCATCCGAGTGCTAGTAATGCGGATTTTGTTAGATTTGGGTTGCTGTATTCCATTGGTTAATTTGGTTTAATTTCTTCTTCTCGATAGAGTTTCGCTTGTATGCCCACACATTGGGCAAGTTGTAGAACGGTGGAGCATCGGGGATTCTCGGATGTTCCGCTAAACACGGCCCATATTTGGCTTCGCCGTTTTCCTGCGTCTGCTCCCACACGTTTCTCGTAGTCGCGGGTTAACCTGGGTAACCAGTTATCCCCATACTTTTTTTTGGCTTCTTCGCGAATAGCCTCCACGATTGATTCTGTAGTTAGCATGGCTTCGTTCTGATATTAGAATCTTCAATCTATCACTGGGTTGGGTTTGTTTTCAATCCTTTCTCAGTGATTGATTAAAGATAGCGATCGCGGCCTGCATCACCAGATCATCAGGCCAAGCTGGGTGGGCTTCTTTTACCCGATGGATACAGAATCCCAAAAACTCCACCGAGAACCCAACCCTTTGGTTTAACTTTTCTCTTGTTAGTGGCTCCGATTGGTGGTGATTCTGTACAGATTCTCGATAGGCTGGCTCGGCGTTCCCCGTGGGTGCGGTTCCCGCGCGTCCTTGCAGTTCCTTGATTAGTTCTCCTGGCTGTTGGGGCAGTAGTTTCCATTTGGTTTTTCCTGCTTTTGTTTGGGCTTCTAGGGCTACGGTATCCCCAGGTTGAAGGAAGGAGAACAATCCTGCTGCAAAATAAACTCTGCATTGCTCTTGATCGTCTACAAACTCCACGAGTAGGGAATGCTCTGGGGTGTAGCCGTTCGCGCTTTTTGGCTCTGTTGGGGCGTGTTTGCATACGGCCCAGTAAACTTGGGGGTTTGGTTGTGGCATGGTAGGGCTGGTTTTTCCGAGTTCGCAGATTTGATCCTCTGACTGGAGGGCTGCGATCGCGTTGATTGTGAGTTGTTTGTGGGTAAGTGGTGGCGGCGATCGCCCAAGGGAGCAATCGCCAATGAGCAATTAATTGGGATCTTGCCTGCGCCTGCGGCTTTCCTCTTTCATTACCGCGTCTGCCAGATCAAACGCTCTGGAGACTAGCTCTAGGTCAGGATGTCCGAAGCATTCCGGATCTTTATGCCAAGCGATCCGATCCTCCACAATCAAAGCGGTAAGTATGCGAACCGCAATTTCTAATCTGTCCATATTCAAAACCTGTAACGAGGGGGTGAAGTCTGGTTGGGTAGTTGTGGCGATCGCCCAAGGGAGCAATCGCCAATGAACAATTAAGCGGTGAGGGCTTCCATTTGTGCGATTTGATGCCTCGCTTCGAGTTTGGCAACAGAGAAAAATCGGCTCTGCTCTCCAAGTTTTATCCGCTTCAGTTCGGCTTTATATTTGAGTTGCCGCAATTGTTCGGACAATGCCTGATACTCTGGATCGCTGGTCAGTTCGATGCGCTTTGCTTTACGCTGTGCGTCGTTTTTCAGGGTTCCGTCGTTGGCGATTTCTGCATCAATTCGGCTCAACCATTGAGAGACTGTATCGGATAGGGGGCGGATCTGCTGCTGTTCCAATCGAACAAGGCTTTTTTCGGTGCGGGAAATTGCCGCTGCATAGTGGCGCAAGTAGGTTAAATCAGTGTTCATGTGGTTCAATCCTTGGATAGTGTGGCTGTGCAGATTTCTACGATCGTGTCGTGTTGCAGGGTGTAGGAGTCCGTCAACTCCCAATAATGCTCACCAACTCGGCAAAATATAGCCGTGATCGTCCCCCAGGTGAACTCTCGCAATTTGAAAGTTTCAGCGGTTCTTGAGCTTACCCAATGTAGGGGGGGTAGAATGTTTAGCATTTCATTCCACTTGCCGGGGGTGATTTGTTTGGGTGGCTTCCGGTGGATCTCGGTAATGGCTGCGATCGCGTCGTCCAGGTTTATCAATATTGCGTTGGGGTATTGCTCCGCAATATCTCCAGACGTTAGGCCCAAGCTTGTTGTTGTTTCACCTGGTGCGATCGTGTCGATTAGATCGGTGGAACCGGGAACGTAATAGCAATAGGTTTGTGTTTGTGTCATGATTGGTTGTCCGGTTGTTTGGGCTTTTGGGGGATGTAGCCATCCCCCAAAAAAAACTAGAGATAGCAGCCTACCAACTGGCGTTGGAATTTCTGCATTTGGTTTGCACGGTTGCCGGATAGAATCGATCTGAATTGGTCGTTAACCGTTCCCCGCGCTGGCGCGTGCCAGTTGAAATACTCGGTTACTGAGTGAAGCAATCCGTAGGCTGTGTTATAGGCTGATTGCAACTCCGATCCTTTCGCTTGCCCGTTAAACAATTTCAGCGCAGTCTTGACAATCCGGGGTTGGCTTTCCACGGGTTCGCCGATCACACCAAAGGCCGCGATCAGTTGTAAGGTGGCCTCCATCGTGTCTACATTTATCGTAGTCAGCGCGGTGTCCTGCTCTTGCTGCTGGCTGAGCGTTTCCCGTGCCAGTTGTAGCAGTGTGGTGATCTTGGCTTCGTTGAATGATCCAACGTGGGCCATGGTTTTTGATCCCACCTTGATCCCTAGCTTCATTCCGTTCGTGCAGATTAGCCGATTCGCATAGATGGAGACGCTTAGGCCGCGACCATTTACGTGCGAATCTTCTAGCAGTAGATAACCTTCCGTGAGATCTCCTATGCAGGTGGCTGGGGCTGTCATTTCTGGCAATTTGGCGGCGGCGTATAACTGACGGCCTCCGTCTAAGCTTCCCAGATGGGTCATTGGCAGATCGGCTTGGTCACAGAAACGGTTAAAGGTTTCGACAATCTCCGAATTCTGCCAGGGCTGGCGATCGCGGTAGGTGTCCAAGAATGCCTTTGTGTCGCTCCGATAAGCTGCGAAGATGTCGGGCTGTTCGTGTGTAGTGCCTTCATCGTCCCGATATTTGATCGGGGCTAGGTACACCAACCAATCTAGACTTGCTGCTTTCAGTTGCTCGTCAACTGTCAAGCCTTCAACATTAACAGCGGTGCCACGGTGCCAAGATGTAGACATTATTAGTAAATCCTTGTTGCTTGGAATAAAGAACGGTGGGGGCGTTTAATGACTCGCCCCAATGTCGGATAGCTTAGGCTGCCAACTGCTCCGCATCCATCGGCGTGTAAGCAACTGGGCATTTGCTTAGGCGATTGATGAACACTTCCCTATTCATGCTTAAGTCCCGGTTGCCTGTTGCTACGTGATAAGCCATTTCTTCGATCAAATTCTCGATGCACAATCCAAGCCAGTGGTACAGGGCTGATTCAATATCAGCGGCCTTGTAGTGCATCCCAGCATCATGCTCGTAGTGGGCCTGGATCTCTAAAGCCACTTCCGCGATCTGATCGTGCTGTTCCTCTGAAAGGCTCATATCTTTGTAGTGGGCGATGGTTGTTTGTGACATAATTGATTACCTTGTTTAGTTGAATTGGTTGGGGGTGAGTGATGGCCGTCACTCACCCTAGTTTTTTTGCGCGTTTGGTGTGAGCCAACTTTGAGGGCTTCCCCCCTACTGCCGGGTTTCTAGGCTTGTGCCGTTGTCTGGGCCTCGCTCCGCGCTCTTTATCTAACCTTCAATTCTAATTATAGAGCAAAACTATCCTAAAATCAAGCAAATATAGGGTTAATCTGCTCCTAATTTAGAACGATTTACCGCGATTTCGTACACAATCTCAATCCGGTGGTGGCGTAGCCGCCCCCATTCCCAGATTCTCAGCCCAACCGTGCCGCCGCCCACCGCCAAAGATGCACACAAAGCAGCGGGTCCCATGTCAAGGGGTGGAGCAACGTTGGATAAATTGGCGTTTAGCTGTAAACCTCTCTGCGTTGCGGAATCCCCTTTACATGGGTGCTGTGTGCGAACCTATTCGGTAGGCGGTGCAACGGTTGGGCTGATGCGTAGCAACAACTCACCCCCTTGGGGGGCTGGGGGGACTGGGGGTTTGGGGGTTATCCCCCTTAGTGACCGGAAATAAAGACCGGATCAGGCTTTGCCTGCCCTTAATTCTTCTAGCCTCTGAAGCAAATGGGTAGCGATGGGAACCTCAAGGAAAACATGACCCCATGGCTGCCCATTTGCGACTAACCAACTACCTGCCTGTACTGCGTTAGGGATAGGAGTAAGCTGGCATACCGCTGGAACCTTAGCGATGCACGGCTTGTAAAAGCTCGATGGGCGGTGAGGGAGATTTTACAAGCCGATGCATCGCTTAGGTTGTGGCGGTATGACTGCTGCGGATAGCCCGACCCGCCCCAGAACGTGCCGATCGCCTGCCGCAATGACTGAGCGGGTAACGCCCAACTGAACGGATACTATTGAACTAATACCCTATAGAAAATGTAGATGGCTGGCCGTAGTAAGAAAATCCCAATTACTCCTGAAGCTATCGGCATTATTGAAGGGATGGCTGGCCGTGGAGCAGTCCTAAATGATATTGCCAAGTACCTAAATATTGGGCCATCGACCCTAGATCGATGGCTGAAAGAACCTGAAGTTCGGCAGGCTTATGATCGTGGTCGCATCCATGCGATTGATGCTGTGGCAGAAGCTTTATATCAAAGTGCTTTGGCTGGGGATACTACTGCTCAAATCTTTTATCTGAAATCTCAAGCAAAATGGCGGGATTACTGGCCTGTCGATGATGCCAAAGAAGCTCCGGCTGTTGTTCACTTCTACTTACCTGAACTGGAACCAGAACAGCCAGAATCACCTAGTCCTGAACATTCAGGTTAGTTGCTAACCAGGGGTTCGCCAACCAATTTGCCTTGGATTATTTAGCCGATCTGCCAATGCTGCCGCCAACCCACCATCATCTAAATGCTTTCGCCCTGCCAATGGGTTTTGTTGAGTTAGATGCTGGGTGATCATACTCTTCCTCTCGGCCTGTGCCTGATTCGGCTTTGTCGCTGCCTTCGTTCCTGTCCGTTTTGCCAACGCCCTTCCTAACTGCTTCTCTTTCTTTGGCTTCGGCTGTTTGGGAAAGGCACTCTCCCGCAAACTTCCACCCGTGCCGCCTGCCTGTGTTGCTTTGGGGGCTGCGGGTCGCGGACTCGGTTTTAGACTTGGCTTTACATTCATACCATGACCTCGGTAACAACAACTCCCACTATCATAAGACCCCATGAAGGGGCGCAGACTGCCGCCCTCGCTTCCCGTGCCACGATTGTCCTGTTTGGCGGTGCTAAGGGTGGTGGTAAGAGTCATGCTATGCGATTGGTGCCTGTTCGTTACATCAATACTCCTGGTTACCGCGCTGCCATATTCCGGCGATCGCTGCCCCAGATTGAAAACCCTGGTGGTCAGTGGGATAAATCCTATGAGATTTACAAACCGTTCGCTGGCAAAGCTCATAATGCTAAGTTCACTTGGCGGTTCCCCCCTGGCTCCAGTATTCGCTTTTGGCATTTGCAGAATGACGACGCTTGGCTGGATTGGCAAGGTACTGAGTGCGCTTACTTTGGATTTGATCAGCTTGAGGAATTTACCCAAACTCAATTCCTTAAGATGCTGACCTGCTTGAGAACCACTACCAAGGTTCCTACCAAGGTATTTGCAACCATGAACCCTGATGCAGTGTCATGGGTGCGATTGCTGGTTGACCCATGGATTGCCAGTGATGGTTATGTTGATCCACTTCAGGATAGAAAAACTAAGTATTTCACCGTCATTGATGATGTGATTACGTGGGTTAGCCCTGATTACAGAGATTCTAATGGTCAGCCCCCGACAAGTTGCGTTTACATCTCCGCTGACGTTTGGGATAACCCAACCTTGCTAGAGAACGACCCCAAGTATCTTTCCAACTTAATGAGCCAATGCAAAGTAGACCGCGACCGCTTCCTCGGTGTGCGTGGGCGCGGCGGCAATTGGAACGTTAAAGCTGAAGCAGGGAAAGTATTCAAATCTGACTGGTTCCGCATTATTGATCATGCCTATGCAGATCAGGTGGTGAAACGCTGCCGTTATTGGGACTTGGCCGCTTCCGAAGCAGAACATAAGGGCGATAACCCAGATTGGACGGTTGGGCTATTGATGGCACTGCTCCGCAATGGCTCTGTGGTAGTGGAAGATTTGCAGCGCGATCGCTTGACTCCACCCGACGTAGATAAACTCATGCTTAGAACCGCTCAGGCTGACGGCTCCGCTGTGCTGCAACGCTGGGAACGTGCCCCTGGTGAGGCTGGTATTCGCTCAGATTTTGCATTTCGCAACCTACTGACTGGCTATAACTGTGCTGGCATTCTGCCTAGAATCAGCAAATTCGACCGCGCTAAGCCATTAAGCAGACTAGCTGAAGATGGCCGATTTTACCTGAAACAGGCTGACTGGAATAACACCTTGATTAACGAGTATGTGTCCTTTCCTGATGGGGATTTTGATGATCAGGTTGATGGTGGCTCCGGTGCTTATTCATGCCTAGTGAATAACTCATCTTCTGGTACTGGGCAGATGCAGATATAATTTGAATGCGATCGCTCACCAGTGGCAAGCCGCGCCCAGCGGATACCAGGCTCATTAGGACTACCTGCAATATCCACTTTTGCACCCTAATCTGTAGCTGGTTCAACTCCAGCACCGCGCCCATTGTGGGCACGGAGAGTACAGGACTCGCAGGCGGCAACGGTGTAAGGGCGATCGCCTCCCAATTCCTGAAAGCTGGCTTACCATCATGCTTCCAATTGAAGAATACTTCCGCTATCATCCGCCCACGACTCAAGAGCGGACAGACAAACACAATGCTGTTAACATTGCGGCTTTAGAGTTTGCAAAGATTGTTGAATCGACTTGTCGGGATGAGGAATGTAAAAAATTCTCCATATTCGCGATACAACAGGCGCGAATGTTTGCAAATCAGGGCATTACGATTGATGACATCAGTTCAGGTGTTTGATAGGCGATCGCCTTCTAGAGCAATCCGCTTTTACCATTATTGTTGGCGAGTTATGCAGTTATCCATCTTTGAAGTCGAATTTGTTGAAGAAGACTCCATTTCTCACCCAATTCTTGACTCAATCCCGCCCAAGCTAACTCCATCCGCGATCGCATACTGGCAAGGTAGAGCCAATTACTATCGCAAGTTGATAGAACGGTTTTTCTGGTCTGGGCAGAACGGAACTCCGCCTCTCGTTACCCGTGCGTTGATCGCTTCCGCATGGCAACAGGTTTTGCTTAGCGAGAGTCATATAGTATAATTGTTCTCATTGTTTCCTTTACCAAATGGTGAACGGCGATCGCTCCCTTGCAGCACGATAGGGGGCGATCGCTTCTTTATGGGCATATCTCCCTCGCTTAGGGCATACCCTATCGATGTGCCCCACCCCCCCAAACTACACCACTAACCACCACTCTCAACCCCTCCCAAATTGGTGCTGATTAAAAAGGGGTACTATTGAACTAGAAACCGTACAAAATCTGAACAGGCTTCCCATGTGGCAAATTAATGACACCGCTGATTGCGTGGTTTTAATTCAGATGTTTTGTCGGCTTTTGGCAGTTGACTGGATGCACCCTAGAATTCAGTCTTGGCTTTCTGAATGTGGCGCGGCTCCATCTTCCACCGTATTAACTCTTGAAACGGATCAGTTATTTGCTGTGGCTGAGCAAATGGCCGCTTATCTGACTAGGGCTGATGTTGCTCTTTATCTCCAGAGGAAGGCTAAGAATGGGACATTGGTATGATCCTGAAACTAGGGAACGTTCGCCCCATCATGTGGCTGGCTGGCTCCCCTCCGTGACCACCATTCTGAGTGCAACCATGCCTTACACCAAGCGCATGGCCTTGGATGCTGCACAGGCCAAAGACCCCTATGGATTTGCTCGACGGCAAGAACAAGGGCGCGATCGCGGGACTCTTATTCATGAGTGGATAACGGCATTTTTGCTGGGGAACCAATTGCCTGATGTTCCACTGGCTTACAGCAGCTATTTGGTCAGACTCTCTGCCCTGCTTACCGATTTGAAGCAGCAAGGGGTTTTGATGGCTGGCACATCATTAATCAATCATCTGGATGGGTATGCTGGGGAACTGGATATTTTAGCCAAGATAGACGATCGCATAACATTGATTGAAGTTAAAACACGTCGCACCCCGCTGATGCCTCAGTCCAACACTGAGGCATTCATTCAAGCGATCGCCTACGCTGACGCTCTCAGCGTTGACGCTGGCATTGATGTTGATGATCTGATGGTTTTGAACTGTTGGCCGACCTTTTTTCACCCTTCGGTGTCCAGCTTTTCAGAGGCTACATTTATCTATTTGCCACAATGGGAGATGCGGTTGGATGCCTACCTATCGTCGCAGGCTGGGACAGAGGCCACGGTATCAGAGGCCCCAGAACCTCAGATACAAGTCGAGTTACCTGCGTTACCAGAAATCGCTCAGCCTTAACCCTGTTCTTGCCCAATCAATAGCGGGTGAACCTGGCTCCCAGTGTACGCTTACGGAAAAGGAGGTAACTGATTACCGCTTTGTTAGTGAGCGGTCTTCTACTGGATATTGGACAGTTCGCTACAGTGCAACGAGGGATCAGGGTCAGTTGTGCTTTCAACCACCTGACGATGGCTTTGGCACGTATGGGCCGTATGGTGGTTATCAATGGCCTGGATACCCAAGCACGGCTGTTTGGAACATCGAAGCTGACTGTGTGTTTATTCCGTCAAATACTTTTTTGCCCAATCAATTGGGCGGAAGCTCCTCCGAGCAACTTACTGTTGTGGTTGCGCTTAGTGCTTGGCGTATTCAAAACGCTAGTGGCGGCTTCCTTCCTAGTGGCTGGTCAGATATTCCCCCCAATGGCCGCATCGATGCGATTCGTGTATACGCTCCAGACGGCACACGGTTTGAGCCATACAGATACCCCAACCCTCCCGATCCTTCAACTGGAGCAAGTATCCCTGGTGGTGGCTCTGGTACTGGCGATTCGCACTGGACTCCTGACGGGCTGCAATGTGATTGTCCCGACTACACCAAGAAACAAGCCGCATTACTCCATTCGCCCTGGCGTTCAGAACGGGTAGGCCGTGATTGGTCAGCGTCTAGGGCGGGTGCCCCGGCAATTGGCTGTAAGCATCTATCCTGTGTCCGCCGCTTACGGAATCTATCGGCTCCACCGTCACCGGATGAGGGCTGGCTGAACTACCTCAAGAGTGGTGGTGTGAATGTTAATCCACTGAGGGATTCAGACATTAGGCGATTGCTTCGTAAAATGCGTCGTGGCCGTGGCTTCCCGTCTGGCTCACAACAACGATTAGCACAGGAATTACTCAGGCGCGATGCACAGCGGAAACAACGGGCTAAGCAGAAAAAGCAATACTCTAAGAACCGCGCTGATTTCAGGAAAAGTAAACGTGTGGGTAGATTGGATCGCGATCGCACTCGTGGCCTGAACCGCTTAATTGGAGCAATGAACCGTAAGATTCGGGCTGAAGATGGGGTGCCGATGGATCAACTGAGTACAGGTCGTCCCCAATATGGCCCACCTGACTGGTTCCAACGAACGCGAGTTCAGTTGTTTGATCGGATTCGTAACACCCCTGGTACTGCCGTTTTTGATCGCAGGCTAGAGAATGGCCAGATTATGATAGACATCCCGCATGGTGGCATTGGATCATCGCGTGGTGTTTATAGCCCAACCAATTTGGGTTCACCTCGCTCTTCCACCACTACATACCGTAAGCCCCGTGACTTTTTAGACTACCTCCAACAAACATTTGACAATCTTTCACGTCCTGGATATTACTAATGCTTCGCCCTGGCACTACTACAGTTGAGAACGGCTCCGTATTCATCGCCCCTGCGGTGCGTAGACCGTTCAGCCCATCGCTACGCTATAACCCAGACATTGAGGTTCACCCTGCCACTGCTGCCCGTCAACAACGGTTGAGCCAGACAGTGGTGACAACCTATCCTGTGCCCCCGGTTAGCTCCGCCCTGGTTCGGTCTAACGCTGCGACAATGGTGAGCGATCGCCGGATCATGGCTAGATATTCCCCTGCCAGTGTTGGGGTTGCTGCGAGAGCAGTAAGAATCATGGTTCGCTAATTATTTGGTTTTCAAAAGTTGCTTGACCTTGCGACTGAATGGGATAGTACAATCTAACTGGTGAGTAGATGCACCCTGAAACCCGTGACCTGATCCGTCGCGGGTTTTTTGGTGTGTGCCATGCCAAAAAAAGGGGGGAACACCCCCCACCCACTAGAACAAAGGCAACTGAGCCGCCACTGGCCCAGGGAACAGCCACCACCCACGACCCAACGACACGAACCCCCACCCACCGGGAACCCCAAACGGGGCAAACACCAGAGAGGGCACCCCAAGGAACACAGCCAGAGCCAACGAAGCCCACGACCCAGACCCCGCCCCACGGAACGGAGAGCCAGAGGGAACCACACCCACTGGACAGGGAGCCGAGGGGAACGACACCCAAGCACCACCCGCCGCCGCCACAGCCCGAACACAGGCCGCTGACCGAACCGCAAACGCCCCACGACCGGAAAAACCAACTGACGCAACCGAGAACACCCGCACCGAACCCGACCAACCCGAACGAACAAACCCGTCAACACCCCCCGCACAACCCACGAACACACAGGCCGAAGGAGCAACCCGCCCCAACGCCAACTGAACCGCCGCAGCCGGAACAACCGACCGAGAGCCAGAGAAACCGACAACCGAGAAAGAGGAAAGACGAAACATGACCGAACGCCCAAAACGCGCAACAACCCGCAAAGCACAACCCGGAAGGCTGGCCTGCCGCCTCACCGATAACCGTTGTAGCGGAACGAGGCGTGTTGGACGCTGAACGTGTGTTAAGCCTCTGTGGTGAGTGGAGCTTGGATCACTGGTGAAGGCAGGGCAGACTGGAGGGGGGTATACTAGAAAAGCCTGCGCGTGGCATTAATAAAATTCTGTAGACGGCTTTGATCATGCACAATGCACTGTTTTATCCTGGCCTTCCTCTCACTGTTTTAGAGTGGTTTGGGATGGTCTTTTGCTGCCTTTTTTTGTATGTGACCTATAGCGATTGGATTGATTGAAATGGCTTTTTCTACCGCTGAGAGAGCAACGTTGCTTGAGTTGTTGGGATTGCCTGGAACCCCTGACAATATCAGCCTGTTCCAAGCAACATTGGATTCAATTAGCCTGGATTCTTCTGTAGAAACTCAGGTTAAAGCGAGGATGACTACCATTGCAACATTGCAAACCGCGATCGCTACATCGGTTAATACTGCTGGCTCTGCATATCCTCAACAAGCTGCTGAAGCTCAAACCCAGGTTTACGCGATCGCGGCAATGCTGGGAATTAAGGTAGAACGTAAGCGGTTCTAGATAGTACAATTGTATTCAAATCTACGTGTGGTTTTAACGCTTCCGAGGGCAATTCGGAGGCGTTTTTTATTGGAGTACACTAGAACCAACATGATTGGTGATGGTTATGGGGCTGCTGGCTTCTGACAAGGAACGAATTCGCAAATATTTGGGCTATCCGCTGGATACCACCCAACTTGGCCGCATCCAAGAACGGATGGACATTGTTGATGCGTATGGGGCGACTGATACCGTTCGTCAGTATTTGATGCAACTGGATAAGATTGCATTGCAGATAGATGAAACTCGCCCGTTTGCCGCGATCGCGGCTACTTCCAACGCTGCCAGTAGCACAACTTATATGCCGGGGGGCAGAATGAATGACTTGAGGACTGAGGGTAGGCGGTATGTTCAAATGTTGTCCTCGACTCTGGAGCTACATATCATGAGAGATTATTTCGGCTCTAACTCTGGCGGCTCTTCATTGGTGCGCTCGTAATGGAAGAACAGAAATTTAGACCAGATAAACAGTGTGTCGCATACAAGCGTAACGCCCCTCGCTGGCAACGATTAGCCGATTTATTTATGGGGCCATCGGCATGGCTGGACTATAAAGCAAATGGCACTATTGGGCTGACTTCCAAGACTTCTAGCTACTTGCCCAAGGAACCCGCTGAAACTGATGTGGACTATCTCAATCGGGTGGTTCGCTCTCCATTCCATGACCGCTTCGCATTGTCTGTCAGAAAGTTCGTTAATCTCATCTTTGCCAATGGGATTGATAGCTCCAAGGTTAATCCGCAGCTTGCTCTTCACTTGGAAAACTTGGATTATGAGGGCGGAACTTTTCAGCAATTCTTAAATGAACACGCTGTGAAGGTTATGACTTTTGGGCACAGCTTTTTGTATGTCGATGCCCCTGCTACTGACATCATCCCCCAGAACCTTGCGGAATATCGGCAATCAGGGCTGCGCCCCTATTGGGCGCAGTATTCACCGTTGCAAGTTCCATGGTTTAAGCCTGCGTTGGTGGGTGGTAGACGGGTTTTGGTTGAGGTCGCTTTGAAGGAAGTCGAGTTAATTGATACTCCCAAAGGGGAAGTTGAAGTTGAACAATGGCGATGGTTGCGCCCTGGTAGTTATGAAGTCTGGCAACGGTTACCACAGGAACTAAGGCAAGATTCCAATGTTCCTGAGTTCCGCATGGTTTCCAGTGGGCAGACTTCGCTGGGATTTATCCCGCTGGTTCCTACTTACGCTGACCTAAGAGAGGGCTGGTTTTTCAGTCGTCCTCCGCTGGGGGCAATGTCTGACCTTAATCTCACCCACTATCAAGTTTTTTCGGATCATCTCCGTAAGCTGCATTTGTGCTGTATGCCTGTCCCGGTACTGCGCGATAGTCAGCTTGATCCTGATAAGTCGTTGGTGATTGGCCCTAATTCCTTTTTGCATATCCGTGATCCCGGTGGGATGTTTACTTGGGCTGAGCCGCTTGCAACCTCCATCGAGCAATCGCGGCGTGAAGTTCAGGATTTAGAAAGCAGGATGGACATTCTTTCTGCTGCATACTTAGCAACTCCCGCCGATCGCCAAGCTGCTAAAACAACCGAGGTTCAGGTAGTTGAGCTTGAGTCAACTTTGGAAGGGTTTTGCTCCAGCTTTGGCGATGGCGTGAATGATGCGCTTAGGGTGCATGGCGCGTATCTGGGCATTACCGATCCTGGCACAGTTAGCCTGTCTGGGGACATTTTGAAGGAAGATCCAAGGGATTTCCAACTGCTCGATACCCTTGGCAAGTTGGACTACCAGAACCAATTGAGCCGTGAAACCTTCCTGACGTTGCTCAAAAATGCTGGATTCCTGCCTGAAGACTTTGATTTGAGCAGTGAACTAGCTCGACCTGCTGAGATGTCGCCTGATTTGGTTGATTCTTTAGTTAAGCTTGTGCAATGGGATCTCTTGGGCAAGCGTCGTATTTATGCGATTCTCCAGCGTTTGGGCTATATCCCGAATGAATGGTCTATTGATGATTTAATCAGCGAAACGGGGGAAACCTTACGTGTTGAATCAGTCTTTGGTGCCGCCCAACCTGCGCTCGACGATGCGCCAACCGCCAACCCGAACGTATTGGCTGCAACGGTTTGATTTTTTTCACGGGCAATATCCCGCCTGCTGGAAGAAAGGTCATGTTCAGAAGGTTTTGCTTGATTGGGCTAACCATCGCTGTGAGGTGTGCGATCGCGGACTAGATCAGGTATCTCTTCATGTCCACCACCTGACTTGGGCGGATAAACATGATTGCCGTTGGATCAATTTACTCGTTTGCTGCCGTGCGTGTCACGTCCAATTGCATAATCGGCGTTGGCAACCGGGGCAAAAGTGGGAGAGCCGCTGGGGAGAAGTGCCAGAGTGGGCGATCGCTAGGGGACTATTAGATAATGCTGGCAACCCAGTTTCCTCTATAGATGTAGCTGCGATCGCTACTTAATTAAATCCAGTGGCAACCCAGTACAATCTAACTAATGGGTGTGTTTCCCACTCTTAGGCTCTGCCCTATCGATGTGCCCCCACCCCCCCCAAACCACACTACCAACCATCACTCTCAGCCCCTACCAAATTGCTGTTGATTTAAAAGGGGTACTGCGATTTTGTACACAATCTGAGTAGGCTGCTATGACTAACCTTTTGACTGACTATGATGATGGACTAATTGATTTGGATACTGAGTTAGAGCCAGTCGCCGATCGCTCCTCCCCTTTCCCATATTTGACATCGGCTGAAGATGTCAAGCTCCCATATTTGACATCGGCTGAAGAGGTCAAGGATTTCCGAGAATATCAACGTCTTTCGCAGATCACGACTTCCGCTTTGAATGAAGTCATCGCCAAACAACAAGCGGCGATCGCTGAGAGGGATCGTAAAATTGCACAGTTGAATAATTGCTTACTGGAAGAGCTTTTTTTGCATCGACAGACATTGCAAACCCTTTTGTCTGCCATGTCGGCTAAGAATTTGGCATTACAGCAGCAGGTAGAGCGGCTGTCTCAACCCTAATTCGGCATTTTGCATTCTGCTTTGAAGCACTTACTTTAGACCTTAATCCCTTCAGACTATGCAGACAGATGATTTAGACCTGACTGATCTAACCCCTACCGATGGCCTTGAAGGACTCCGCAAGGCGTTGGCCGCTGAACGTAGCCGCTCCAAGCAGCTTACTCAGGAGTTGCAAGTATATAAGGCTATTGGCTCTCCTGAAGAGTTTGGGCAGGCCAAGCGGATTGTCACTGAAGAACTGGAGTTAATGCAGCAAGAACTTCAGCAAGAGAGGCAAGCTTCCGCCCAACAACTTCAGGAGTTGCAAGCGAAGATCCAACAACAAACTTTACACCAAAACCTTTCTACTGCTTACGGAAACGCTAAGGGGCTTCCTCAGTACCAAGATGTTTTTGCTGCGTATCTTCAATCTAGGCTCATTGTTTCCGATGATGGGGTTCTACTGGATGGTAAGCCGTTGGCTGATGCAATGCCAATCTTGAAGGAACAATACCCTCATTTCTTCGCCCCTGACTCTATTCCGATTGGGAGTGGTGTTGCATCTAGCCCTGGTGTTGCCTCTGGTAAGCCAACCATTAATTTGAATGATTGGGATAGTATGATGGATGCCGACTTGGCGGCTATTAAAGCTGGAGAAGTCGAGTTTATCTAATGAGTCTTAGGCAGATTGGCGATCGCTACTTAAAAGGCCGTATTTCTGCAACTGAGTTCTTGCGCTTGACAGAGATTCAGTTGCAGACTCTTTTTATGAAAGCGTTTGCTGATGTCTGGGGTCGGGTTCCCACTGATTTGGAGCAATTTGAAATTATCCAAGCCATTGAGGAGCAAATCACTACCACTGTTGATGTGCAGACGGGTAAGGCTTGGGGCTTGACTGAGCGTATTCAGTCAGTGAACTCCAGGGCTATTAGCTCTGCTGAGTTCTTAGCTTCGCTGGACTCCTATCAATCGTCACCGCTGCCGTTCCGCTGGCGGCAATCGGTAGCTAAGGCCAAGGCTGGTGGGTCTGTCTATGCGATTCGTCGGTTAGGTGTGGCTGAACATTGTGAACAGTGTCCGGGCTATGAGGTGCTGACCCCTACACTGATTGATTTGATTGTTCCCCCTGGCAATCTTTGCGATTGTCGTGGTCGTTGCAAGTGCGAGTTAGAGTTTATTTGATTTTCGTCCAGAAACTAAACCGCGATCGCTGTCTATGGTGGCGATCGCTTTTTTTTGCCATATTATTGAACTAATGCCCTGGCCGTGGCATGATGCTGGCCTAGCGTGATGTGAGCGGGCGCGTTACTCGTATCTCGTTATTGGGGGCTGTATGGCTTTAGATGACAATATGTTCACCCGCCTGGTGTCGGGCGTGGTGATGGCGGCGCGGGAAAATGCCGTGATGCCCAAGTACGTGAATAAGGATCTGGCGGCTAGTTTGGCACAGCAAGGCAGTAAAGTTACCGTTCGGGTGGCTGGTGCTGTTACAGTCCGTGATGTCGTGCCGGGGCCGACTCCCCCCAGCACTGCTGAAGCGGCTCCCACTACTTTTGATGTCAGCTTGGATTACTTTAAGGAAGCACCTTTTAAGTTAATCAGCCGGGATTTAAGTGGTCTGGATAAAAAAGGCTCTTACATTGAGGATCAAATTGCTGAGTCTGGTCGCGCGATCGCTAATGCGGTTGATAACTCTTTGTTGACGCTTTATAAAAAGTCTCCTTTCAGCACTGGCACTGCTGGAACGACACCCTTTAGTACCTCGCTGAGTGCCCTTCAATCTGCTAGTGCGGTTCTCTACGCCAATCTGGTTTCGCCTAACGCTCCAGATCGGACGCTATTACTCGATCCCTATGCTTACGGAAATGCGATGGGCTTGAACCAGTTGGCAAATGCTCAGTCTTTTGGAACCACTGATGTGATCCGTGAGGGTCGTATTGTTCGCGCTCTGGGCTTCAACTGGGATCAGGATCAGAACACGCCTTACCACACCAAGGGCACGGCTACGGGAACGCCGTTAACTAATGGCGTTCAGGCTATCGGGGTTACTAGCCTTGTTACTGATGGTTGGACGGCTTCTGTCACTGGCATTTTGAAGGAAGGCGACATTATCACCATCGCAGGTGATCCGAATCCCTATGTTGTCACCGCCGATGTAACTTCAAACGGGGCTGGTGCTGCCACTATTCCAATTAGTAATGGCTTCTTGAACCGTACTGCTGGCTTGTTGGTGGCCTGCGCCGACAATGCTGCTATTACCGTTGTTGGTAGCCATCGGGTTAATCTGGCATTCCATAAAAACTTTGCCTTGATTGCCTCTCGCCCACTCGATCGCATTGAGGGCGTTCCTCAGCAATCTCTTCGCAAGGTGTGGCCTGATCCTATTTCGGGGGTCATTTATACCATCAAAATTACTGAGCGGCATGAGGAATATGAGTTCTCCGTGCAAGCTCTTTGGGGTGTGCGTCAGGTTCGTCCTGAGTTTTGCTGCCGTATCCTGGGCTAAACAATGCTTCCCACTGTTAAGGTTCTCAATCCGACTGGCGGTTGGATGCTGATCAATGAGTCTGATTTTGATGGGGCAATTCATCAGCTTTGGACTGGTTCTCAGCATCCAACCGCTTTTCTTGCATTTATTAATTCTGCCTCTTCTTCTCAGATGGCAGATCGATTGCCTGGGATTGGTGAAACGTCCGCGCATTCCATCGTCGCGGCTCGTAATCAGCTTGAGTCTGGCTTCACTTGTCTGTCTGAATTGCCCAAGGTTCGTGGTGTTGACTGGACGGGGTTAGCCGATGATTTTAACCAACCCGACTGAACAGCTTATCAATATCTTGCAGACTGCGATCGCGAATTTGGGCGGGTCTAGTCCTGCCCGTGGTCGTCAAAACAGTCAGCAAGACTATCTCTATGCCTGCGCCCAACGATTAGCCGATGTGCTGGGCGGTGCGGGTGGCTTGCCTTCCGGCGCGGCGGGTGGTGCGTTGTCTGGTACTTATCCTAATCCTGGGCTGGCCGCTGGGTATATTGATGATTTTCATGTGGCCGCTGCTGCTGGGATTGACATTTCAAAGCTTAATGGGGTGGCTTCGGCTGTTCATGCCCATTCCGCTGCTGAACTGACTTCCGGTAATTTAGCGATCGCCCGTTTCAATGCTGGCACTAGCGCAAGTGCCGCAACGTTTTGGCGTGGTGACGGAACTTGGGCGACTCCCGCTGGCGGCGCAGGTACATGGGGAACCATTACTGGAACGTTAAGCAATCAAACCGATTTGCAGAGTGCTTTGGATGCTAAGGCGGCAACTAGCGGCCTTGGGGCTTTAGCTACTCTTAGTAGTGTGGATCTGAGCGGATCTCAAGCTACAGGCATTTTAGCGGCTGCTAGATTCCCTGCGCTGACTGGTGCTGTAACCACCTCTGCCGGGGCTGTGGCCACAACTTTGGCGGCGGGTGCTGTGGCTTTGTCCAACATGGCAAATTTGGCCGCCAATTCCATCATTGGCAACAATACAGGTAGTCCCGCTACTCCATTAGCCTTGACTGCTGCACAGGTTAAGAGTTTGTTGGCGATCGCATCATCTGATGTATCCGGCCTTGGGGCTTTAGCTACTCTTAGTAGTGTGGATCTGAGCGGATCTCAAGCTACAGGCATTTTAGCGGCTGCTAGATTCCCTGCGCTGACTGGCGATGTAACTACGGTTGCCGGGGCCTTGGCTACTACCATCGCTAATGATGCGGTGACTTATGCGAAGCTGCAAAACATCTCAACTCAGCGGATTTTGGCTCGAAATACTGCCGGGGCGGGTGACGCTGAAGAAGTGACGGCAACTCAGGCTTTAGACTGGATTGGATCTACACGTGGGCAAATCCTATTTAGGGGTGCGTCGGCGTGGACAGCGTTAGGCGCAGGGACAGCAGGACAATTTCTGCGAACCAATGGATCGGGTGCTGATCCATCGTGGGGTGCGCCTGTTATTGCCCCTGGCTACACCAGTGCATTGCAAGCCATTACAACGGCTGGATCTCTAACACTGGCTCATGGCCTGGGTGCTAGACCTCAGATGGTAATGGCAGAGCTAGAGTGTTTAACGGCTCAAGGGAATTATTCAATTGGGGATAAAATCTGTTTTCCCGTTAGCCAATATTGGGTTGATTCGGCTTCTAACGTTTATGGAGTTTTTTGTTTTCCAGATTCGACCAATCTAAATATTAGGTTTGGGGCTGCATCGATAGCCTTGATGAACAAGACTACTGGGGGCACTTTTGGAATCACTAACGCTAATTGGAATATTCGATTTTACGCTTGGACTTGGTAACTATGACGATCGCTGTGATTGACCAAAACGGAAACTATATCCAATCCTTTGAGGACGGCTATTCTGTGCAACTTCAAGCAGGCCAGAAGGTTATCAATCATGCGCCTTATGACGCGCGGCAAAAATGGTTGGGAGATCGCTGGTCAGATGCTCCAGCTTCTCCTAATTGGGTAGCGTTTCGGCGGACGTTGATGGGGTCTGATGCCTACAACTCACTCAAAAAACTCAATTTCAGTCCAGAAAAGTACGATTTGATTGTCAACTTGAGCGTGTCGCTCATCGTTACTCCGCCAAACGTTGAACTTATTGCGTCGCTGTGGAACCAGCTAGACAGGGCAACTCTTAACCCGCAAAGGATTCAGAGCTTAAGGGATGCGATCGCGGCTAATAATATTCCCCTGTCAATTGATAATCAGGGGACTATAACTGTAGTAGGTTAGTTCTCCCCTGCTTAGGGCATACCCTATCGATGTGCCCCCACCC